GCTGGTGGTTCAGAAAAAGAATCTTCTGCATCCATCAAGTTGAATGCACCTAGGTCATACTCTGCACAGAACAGATTAGTGACAGCGGACGACTACACAGCAATGATTCAGAGTCTATATGGTAGTTACTTCAAAGACGTAGTTGCTTGGGGTGGTAACGACAATCTGCCTCCAGAGTATGGTGTGGTGTTTGTTAGTATCAACTTCGAGGATGGTACAGTAGAAAGTATCAAAGACTTGACCAAGACTATGATACGAGACCAATTGACCTCTAACCTGTCTATCATGTCAATCGACACCAAGTTTGTCGAACCTGAAAGGACGTATCTGGAACTACAGACCAAGTTCAATATAGACACGACTAAAGATACATCTTCGGTGGAACTGTTACAGAATACAGTAAACGATTTCGTCGTCGAGTACACTGAAAACAATCTGAACGAATTCGGTTCTATATTCCGTAGGTCGAATGTGTTGACTCAACTAGACAACATATCACCCGCGATTCTAAACTCTCGTATGGACGTTCGTATACAACAACGTATCGATGTAGACGGAATTGTTGCACAGATAGAAGCTGATCAAGCAAGTGTCGGTATCGAGTTAGACGACTTTGTCGAGAAAGACTACACTATCAATTTCCCAGTTCTACTAGCGTCCCCAGATAAGGACGACTATGTAATCACAACATCCGGATTCAGTTCAAGTGGTGTGGACTGTGTTGTCAAGAACGAGTTGGGGTCTACCCGACTACAGTTGCTTGACCTAAACAACGTTGTTAGAATAGCGAACGTAGGTGACTACGATCCAGCAAAGGGTTTAGTAAACTTCAGAGGACTTGTCATCGACAAGAACAGTTATAGTGGAGATGGTATCAAGGTAACTGCCACGCCCGCGAACCAAAGTACTATTAGCCCTCTAAGAAACTACATCATTACTCTGGACCAAGAGAAAACAATTACCCGTGGTGTTGTTGACGCAGGGGCAAATAAGGTTGTATTATAATGTCTAACTTGATAAACAGACACTATCGAAGTGACCCTAGCTTTCACAGACACCAGATAACTCAGGTATTACCGGAATTCTTCCAAGAACAGTACCCTAGACTTATTCAGTTTCTAGAGAAGTATTACGAGTACACGGGTGAAGACGGGTCTATCTCATTCAATGAACAGGTACACCACCTATTCGGTATACGAGACATTTCCGATTCGGAGATGTACACACTAGACTTGTTGATAGAAGAATTGAGTGACGGTTTGCAGTCATCTTCATTCTATCAGAACCCACGATTGATGGCAAGACTTTTGTCCAATTTCTATCGTGCTAAGGGTACAGGTATATCCGTTGAACAATTCTTCAAGGCGTTCTTTGGAGAGGGTGTAGAGATATCCTATCCTAAGAGAGACATCTTTATTCTGAACGATAGTCCTGGCGGATCATTGATTGGACCTAAGTCCCTACACTTTATACAGGACAACAAGAAGTATCAGATTCTATCCATTCTTTTGAAAACAAGTATGTCTCTGTCGGACTATGAGATATTGTATAAGAAGATGGTTCACCCAGCTGGATTCTATCTCGCCGCTTCGGTAGAGACTCAGGGTATCGCTGACTTGGACCTGAAGGCGGGACCAACAACAGACCCACTAGAAATTCCTAACTATGCGATTCTTCTTCAGGGACTACCGTTGTCTTCTGGTACTGTACCTAAGTACTCGTTGTTGACTATGGAAGAGAATGACCCAGTCGACAGACGTAATCAAACAGAAAAAAACACGGGTGAAGGTCCGGTCGTCAGTTCACTAGAGACTCTAGAAAAGTTTGAAGATACTACTCTTGAAGAGATAGTGGGTGATTACATCACCGTTGATGAATGGGCGGGAGCGAAATCGTCACGATTGGATGATTTGGATTTCGATTTGTCTTCGGATAATGAAACTTTAGACGCTGATGACCATCTCTAGTTTATAAATAAAAGGACTATTATAGGGACTCCCGATGGCTAGACAAATTCTCAATACTGGCGGTGCTGCTAACGACGGTAAGGGCGATACCCTTCGAAACGCCAGTCAAAAAATAAATGACAACTTTTCAGAACTATATCACCTAATCTCCTTGGGAAAAGGCGGTGATGGTCTATCTCTCGAAGAACTAAAGTCATTAGTCGAAGAAGAAGTAACCGAAGCACTGCAAGATGTGGGTTTAGAAGGTGGCAACGCTAACGTACTTTTGTATAAAGGGTATGATGCAAAGACCCTACCTTCGGAAGAAGACATCTCTGTGGATTCTACATACACCTTTGAAACCGGAACAATAGTAGAGACAGACACTAACAGTCCAGACATCAATGGATGGTCTATCAATCTTCCGGTAACTCAGAGATATGTGTTTCTGAAAAAAGTGGTACTTCACGCAAGTGAACCTACTAAGACTATCGCGCCTAGTGATTGGTCCAGTTCGGTTCTAGCGTATGATCGTGGGGGTGTCGCCGACTTAGATGTTGATATAGTAGCACCTAATGGAAACATCTTCCGGAACGATGTAGGTGAGACGGAAGTAAAAGCGGTAATCACTGCTGATGGGGTAGAAATATCACCATCGGAATATACCCAATTTGATTATGAATGGACAAGTGGCGGTGTACCTGTCTGTGTCCATGCAACAACAAGATACGTTTCTCACATCGATGGTAACATTATAGTTGTGGGTTCGGATGGTACATGTCCCATAGGTTATGGTGTTCCCGCCACTAACTCTGGGGAAACAAACAACTTTCCTAACGGAGAGTTGAAATCAATTTTCATCGAAGCGCAGGCGGTTCCTAATTCTGGGACTCTACCTTTGCAACTAACAATTAACGATAAACAAGAGGATTAAACATGGCTCTTAGAACGGCAACGGCCGCGATAACCCTAACGGACTTGGCCGATGGTCAGAGTTCCGTAACTGCGTTCTTGACTAACGAAAACCACACCTTCGCAGCGAATGATGCGGGTGTTGTATCCGATGCGACAAGACGCGATTTTGGATGTTCTGTAAAAGTGTTCGTTGGTGGAACCGAACAGGCATTCACTACAGGTTCTTCCCCAGCGGAAGGTTTCTTCACAATAGGTGTTCTTACCGCAGTAAGTGGTTGGGAGTTCCTAGTAGCACAATCAGTAAACACAGATATTGGTGGTGGTATAACTAAAAATGCTGGTGTTATCTATGCAGACGCAATTGGTACACCTAATTCAGCTATCATCATTGTACCTGTCACATATAACAATGGTGGTTCAGTTGGTTCATTCAACCTAGAACTTTCTGTAAACCGTATTCAGGACGGTGCTGGTGGTACAATCATTACTTTGATTCCATCTAGCCAAATGTTCTCTGCTGATGCAGATGGTAAGTTATTACCAAGTCAGAATTCGAGTACTATTTTGTTCGACATCGCTGGTTCGCCAGGTGCACTTGTTTATGAAACATCACTAGACGGCGCATCATTCCAAGCTCAGAGTGCATCCACAAACAATGCTGGTGGTATTGCTGGTTTCGACAATGACGATTCTGGTTCATTCACTACAGGTACATTACCTACATCAGCAACTACTGGTGCTCGACTAGAGATCAAACCAGCCAACATTGGTGATGCTAACTCAACTCTTACAGTTCGTGTAAGTGGTGAACAGGGTAAAGATGCAGTAACCTTCAGTAAGGTACGTGCGGGTCGTGCAGCGATCTACGTTGAGATCGAAAACGATCACCCAACCATCTTCAAGAATAACACTGGTTCTCCAGTAACTGCAACTGCTAAAGTATATGACGCAAACGACGGTAGTCTAATCAGTGATGGTGTCGGTGGCGCAACAGTAGAATATGATTGGAAATGGGTAACTGGTCAACAGGTATATGTTGGTTCAACTGACCTAGAAGTTCAAACAGACTCTTCTGGTACTCCAGTATCAACTGGACGTTCTGCTAACGGCGGTTCAGGTGCAGGAGAAATCAACACATCTTCAGTAATCATTGGTCCATCTGACATTCCAGACACAGGTGCTCCAATCAGTGTTCGTTGTACTGTAACAGTAACTACACCATAATTCTACATAACGGATAGGAAGTCATTATGACAACGCTAACTGCCAGCGCACAAATAACGTTTACGGACATAAATGACGCTGCCGGATATGAGTCTATCTTCACTAGAACCGTTAATACAATACTTGACGCTGATGATTTTCTATCTTCGCAACTTCCAAGTAACTCATGGGGTTATGGTGTCCCTTCACCAAATGGTGGTTCTAACGGAATAACGTGGACCACCAATGGTGAAAGTCTAAGTGCCGCTTTCCCTATACTATGGGAATGTAGGAGAAATATTGTAGGTACACCTAGTGCAGGCGATTCGGTCGCTGGGCAGTGGGCTGAACCTACAATTATTGGTGTTGCTGGTGGTACGGGTGGAACAGGACCAACAGGACCATCCGGACCGATGGGAAGAACTGGTACTCAAGGACCTCAAGGTACGCAGGGTATTGACGGACCAACTGGTTTACAAGGACCAACAGGTACTCAGGGACCAGTCGGTACGCAGGGTCTTGTTGGACCTACTGGTACACAAGGTCCGGTTGGTACTCAGGGTCCACAAGGTACTCAAGGTATTGACGGACCAACTGGTATTCAAGGACCTACAGGTACACAAGGACCTCAAGGTACTCAGGGTCTTGTTGGACCTACTGGTACACAAGGTCCGGTTGGTACTCAGGGTCCACAAGGTACTCAAGGTATTCCTGGCCCGTCCGGAACTCAGGGACCAGTCGGTACGCAAGGTCCTCCAGGCACACAGGGTATTGCCGGTCCAACTGGCATTCAAGGTGTAACCGGAATAAGTGGTACACAGGGTCCACAAGGTACTCAAGGAATTCAGGGACCTACAGGTACACAGGGACCAGTCGGAACACAGGGTCCACAAGGAACACAAGGCATTGCCGGTCCTACTGGTTTAGCGGGTACACAAGGTCCACGTGGTTCTCACGGTATCCAAGGTATTACGGGACCAGATGGAAGTCGTGGTCCTACAGGTTTTCAAGGTGTAACCGGACAAAGTGGTACACAAGGACCTCAAGGTACTCAAGGAATTCAGGGACCTACAGGTACACAAGGTCCCGTTGGTACTCAAGGACCAGTCGGTTCTCAAGGTCTTCAAGGAACAATAGGACCAAGAGGTTCTATCGGACCTAGGGGTCTAACAGGTAATCGCGGTTCTCAGGGACCACGTGGTTCTAGAGGTTCAGTTGGCCCAAAAGGTACAGTTGGACCACGTGGTACTATCGGTCTAACTGGTTTACAAGGACCAACAGGCATACAAGGTACTCAGGGTGTTACTGGACTAGCCGGAACTTCGGGACCAAGAGGGTCTCAGGGTACTCAAGGTCCTAGAGGAACAAGAGGTACAGTAGGTCCATCTGGCCCAAGGGGTCAACAAGGTTCTAGAGGTACAATTGGTCCACGCGGTACACAGGGTCCACAAGGTACAGTTGGACCTAGAGGTTCACAAGGAACAAGAGGTACAGTAGGTCCAAGAGGTTCACAAGGAACAAGAGGAACACGCGGACCATCCGGACCACAGGGTACTCAAGGTCCTAGAGGAACAAGAGGTACAGTGGGACCAAGAGGTACAGTGGGACCACAGGGTTCTCAAGGTCCACGAGGAACAGTTGGTTTACAGGGTACTCAAGGTCCTAGAGGTACAGTGGGTCCAAGAGGTTCACAAGGAATACAGGGAACAGTGGGCCCTCGCGGTTCACAAGGAACAAGAGGCACACGCGGTCCATCCGGTCCACAAGGTTCTCAAGGTCCTAGAGGAACACGCGGTACGATAGGTCCTAGAGGTACAATCGGTCCACAAGGTACACAAGGACCTAGAGGTACACAAGGTACAGTGGGTCCAAGAGGAACAAGAGGTACAGTGGGTCCACAAGGTACGCAAGGTCCTAGAGGAACAAGAGGTACAATCGGTCCTAGAGGTACGATTGGTCCCCAAGGTACACAAGGTCCTAGAGGAACACGTGGTACAATCGGTCCTAGAGGTACAATCGGTCCGCAAGGTACTCAGGGTCCACGAGGTTCACAAGGTACAATCGGTCCTAGAGGTACAGTGGGACCACGTGGTTCGCAAGGTACAAGGGGTCCTCGTGGAACACAAGGCACACGCGGTCCATCCGGACCACAGGGTTCTCAGGGTCCTAGAGGTACACGCGGTACAGTGGGACCAAGAGGTACAGCTGGACCACAGGGTTCTCAAGGACCTAGAGGTACACAAGGTACAGTGGGACCACGTGGTACGCAGGGATTGACCGGAACTATTGGACCATCGGGACCAATGGGTGCTGCGGGTAACGCTATTGTATTTGATACCGACGCCGATGTCAACTCGGATACTGGATCAAACTCTAAGTCAGACCTTATCAGACAGTTCCGTGGTAATAACGAAGTATTGAATAATGACGTATATTGGCACGTTCAAACTGGTCGAGTGTATCAGTATCAAGGTACTAGTATCAACAGTACAGCAGACGTGA